TAAAACTTGTCCACTTGTTCCATCTGCACTAGGAAGAGTTAACGTATAATTTGCACTAGCAGAATGTGGTGGTGCTGCAATTTGTACACCATGATTATTATACGAACAATTAAGTTTAATTGTTCCAACAGTTCCAGTAGTTGTACCATCACCTTTAACTTCTACAACACCTGTGCCGTTTGGATTAAGAATAATATTGCCATTAGCTGTGCTTGTATTAATTTCACTACCTTGAACATCTAAGTTACCACCTAACTGTGGTGTAGTGTCATTGACGATGTCATACGCCCCAAAAGTTAATGCTCCGCTTCCATCTGTTTTTAAAACCTGTCCACTACTACCATCTCCTGCTGGCAATGTAAAAGTAATATCGTTATGTGTAGTAGGTGCTTGAAAAGCTATTTTATTTGAGTTACCAGGATCTCTATCAAATGCAAGTTTGTTATTAGCTAAAATTTCAAGAGCACCATTTCCAGCTTGTGTAACCGCAGTCGGACTATTACCAGAGATAGTTGTCCAATCATATAACACTGATGTTAATTTAGTAACAAAACTAAGATTACCGCTACCGTCAGTCTGTAAAACGTGTCCATTACTACCATCTGCACCTGGCAATGTAAAGGTAATATCTGTAGATATTGAAGATGGTGCTTTAAGACTTGTATATTTTGTACCATTTGAATTTGCTTCAAAAAAACGTACTTCTTTTTGGTTATCCACAGATATATTTTTAACAAATTGAACTCCATTACCAGAAAAATAGGCATCCTGATTCCCGTCAAAACCAAGCTCTAAACGACTATTTGCATTGTCTAAAAATATAGCTCGACCAGCAGTATCGTGACTAATTAACTTGAAATTATCAGCTTCTATTTCTAAATCGCCATCGGGTGCTGCTATATAACTTACATTAGATGCGTGATAAATTTCTAAATCATCAGACGCTCCGAAATGAAGTCTGTTTAAAGTAGCATCATTTCTATCCCCATCGCCAAATTTTATATCTTTATTGTTAGTACTTAGATCACCACCTAATTCTGGAGTGGTATCTCCTACTAGCGTTGTATCAATCGTAGACCAACTTGTAGTTCCGCTTCCATTTGTTGTTAAGACTTGATTGTTAGTACCTGATATTGGAGGGAAGGTAAGTGTATAACTTGTCTGACCTGTTTGATCTAGTGGTGCTGCTAGTTTGACGTATCCTGTATTCCTTCCAAGCTGTAATCCACTATTATCCAATATAGAACTAATAGCTCCACCGGAAGTTCCTCCTGTTTGCAATGTTAAGGTTGCTGATGAACCAACAGAAATAACAGGATCAACATTATTAGAATCTCGAAGTAATTGTATATCGTGAAACTGAACAGTATCACCTCCTACTGCCTTTGGATAACTATTAAATGTAGGATCAGCACCGTTATTAGCTCTTAAAAATAAACCATCATTACTAGATGTACCATGTTCTAACTTGGCTAAAGTTACTGCTTCATCAGCTATCTCATTAACTGTTAACTTGTCAGATTGTAAAAGAGTTTTTATTTCTGTAGAAGTTTGATCGTCTTTAGCTCCAACATCTATTCCATCTAATTTTGCACCGTCTACAGATAAATCCCTGCCATCTACAGTTTCTGTACCACCCATGACAATATTTCCTGTCATAGTGCCACCAGCTAAAGGTAATTTAGTAGCAATATTATTTGTTACTGTTGTAGAAAAATTAGCATCTGCACCTAAAGCATCACTCAATTCTTTTAAAGTATCTAAATTTGAAGGTGCTGAATTTACAACATCTGCAACTTCTGTATCAACATAAGCTTTTACTGATTGTTGGGTCGGTACTTGAGTAGCACTGTTAGATGCCATATTATCTTCATCTACAACAAAACTCATTGCAGCAGTTGTAGCGTCAGTATTCATTACCGCACCAGCAGCGTCTACATTAGTTGCATCTGTGACATCTGCACTAGCTTCTATTGCATTTAATTTTGTATGATCTGCGTCAGTGAATACATTAGAATCTGTAGCTGACTCTACGAGAGTTCTTATCTCACTAGCTGTTTGATCTGCGGTTGCATTGCTCTCTACTGCATCTAATTTAGTCTTATCGGCTGCACTCATTGAACCAGCAACAGATGTTGTGGCTGCTGAAATACTTATAGCAGGTGTTGATCCACCAGAAGAAACTATTGGAGTTGTGCCTGTAACTGAAGTTACTCCACCAGCAGAACCAGATGCAGCAGATGTAATCCTTCCCTGTGCATCAACTGTAATATTTGTATTTGTATAACTACCAGCACTAACAGAAGTGTCTGCTAACTTAGCAGCCGTAACAACATCATTATCAATAGTAAAAGTTGCACCAGAATTACTAACAACGATATCTCCCTTATCTCCATCACTGATCGCTCCATCTGCTCCATCATTACCTGCTGGACCTTGGATTCCTTGGATTCCTTGGATTCCTTGAGTTCCTTGACTACCAGTGTCTCCTTTTGGAATTGCAAAATCGAATGTAGCAGCAGTAGACGATCCAGAATTAGTGACAGTTGCACTTGAACCAGCAGCACCAGTACTGACTGATCCAACACTAATAGTCGCAGCAGTGCCAGCGATACCTTGGGTTCCTTGTATACCTTGATTCCCTTGAAGTCCAGTATCACCTTTAGGAATCGTAAAATTTAAAGTAGCTGCTGTTGTACTACCAACATTAGTAACTGAAGCATTTGTTCCAGCATTTCCTGTGGTTACTGTACCTATAGTGACTGTTGCGGAACCTTCACCTGCTGGACCTTGAACTCCAGCTACACCCTGTGGACCTTGGGTAACAATTTCAACAATGGCAATAGGATTAGAAGAACTCATGGTGTTGTTGTGTGACCTTGACTTATAAATAGTGTACCTTCTAAATAATACATTTTATCTCCACTAGGATCTGTTAACAAAACATCATATTCAAGAATATTTAAATCAAAAGTAGCAGTTTGAGTATCGGTTAATTTTAAATCAACAGTACCATTAGGTCTATCTGTGTATGTCACTGCAAAATCAGCATACTTATTTGTATGTTCAGTATTCCATACTTCTGCATCTACTGTAAATCCTGTAATGTCAACTGCTGTACTATTAGAATCTTTAAAAATTAAACGTACAGGAAAATCTGCTCTTCTTTGAACTGTAAAATTTTTTTTCCCAGGTTTAATTGCCATTAGCTTCCCTCAAGTGCAGCGACTTTAGTTTCTAATGTCTCTATCTTAGCAACTGCTTCCTGTAATGCTTTTGTTAAAACAGAAACTAACGCATCTACTCTTAATGATTGTATCCTTTCACCGTCTTTAACACCTGTTGCTCCACTAGGAATAGCTTCCTGTACTTCGTGAGCTAAGAATCCTTCTCTTTTTTCACTATCGGCTTTAAATGCTCCATAATCTTTAATTTCATATGTAATAGGCTTTAATAATTTGATTTTATCTATACCTGATTCAGTTTGTAATGCTACATTCGTTTTAATTCTATAGTCTGATGTTGGACCACTTACATTGCCAACTTCAGTACCATCAACCCAGCATTCTAAATGATTTGTATCCCAATAAAAATTATAGGGATTAGCTACATTTGCATTTGGAGCGACACCTCTTCTACTGATATATCCACGAGCTTGTATATCACCACTTATCGGATTAGCTCCCCCTCCTGTATGTTCTTGCCAAAAGAACCCACCACCATCATTAATTCTCCATCTTGTGACAGATCGAGTCGTAAAAGCAATATGACCAGCGTCTTGGCAATAAAGGTGAAGTCTGCCTACACCTCTATGAATTAATTGTGATTCACCACTATTAGTTTGTCTTCGTATAATATTAAAACCAGGTTGGCTAGTATTATAAGTTGTATCTGCTACGAAAAATAAAGACGCATCGGCTGATAAATTCGTTTTATCAATAAGGATGTTTGATTTTGAATCAAGACTTGTTTGATTAAATGTAAATTTTGTAGCCCCAGAACATGATATAGAAATACTATTAGAAGAATCTTTAAATAAGCCTGTACTACTATCACCAAAATTTAAGGATGGAGCAGAAGTAGAGCCAGCAGTAGCATTTAAAACACCAGTAAGCGTTCCTCCAGAAACAGGTAGTAGACCTAAATTTGCTGTATCTATATTTCCTATATCAGTAAAACCGCTATTTGCACTATTTCTAATTTTTAAAGTATTCGTAGCGGTATTAAGAAAAGTCATACCAGCAACACTTTGACTTTGATTTAAGTCAGTAGTCTCAGCATTTTGACCCTGTAATGCTTTAAAACAAGCTTGTATATCTAATCTGACAGCTTGACCAGAGGCATTATCAATGGTGAAATCTGTAACTGAAAGACTCATAACTAACTACTATATGCCTCCATTCTATCCTCCTTTACCGAAACCAACAGCTTGGAATGTAAATTTCTTATTTATTGGGTTATTATTGGCATCTTTTATACTTACATTAAATCCTGTTCCTGTCACGATTGTTCCAGCAGCATTTAAAAAATCACCGTTTGAATCTGTTTTTATTGTGGCATAATCACCTGAATTTTGACCCATAATGGTAATTGCAACTGATGGTTTATAAAAATTAACACCTCCCAAAACAGATGTACCAACAAAAAATGGACTTCCAAAAGTAACATCTACACCTGATGAGGACGTTCCAGAATCAATAGGGCTTATAGAAGTTGTTCCCCCAGATACATAACTTCTTTCTGTTCTTGATGGCATTTCTGCTCTGTATCCAAGTTGTTGTAATACGATATTTTGAGCAGCATCGCCACTTTCTAATGTCACTCTAAATTGAAAACCTCTTCCTTTAAACGTACCATTAGAAAATTGATTAAAACCTGTATAAGTGCTCATGTCAGTAGAGGTTCTTACAGCTAATTTAGCATTTGCACTATCAGCAGCATCTCCATCCCAATCAGGAAAACTATCTACTAAACCAACTCTGTCATCCCATAAAGCTGAAGGATAATAACCAGCACCTTGAAAATGTCTTTTTAAAACAAGAGAAAAAGTGCCTCCTAAATCTAGAGTGTCTATAAAATCATAAGTACCTGTTGCTTTAGTAGCAGGACTCGTAATTGCTGTACTGATTAAATTTAATCCACCTTTAGTTGAATCATACTGAGTATTATTAAACAAACTGGTTGTTGTGTTATTAAAAGGTGGACTATCATTATCTTCTCTATCAAATTTTATAAGAATAGAATCTAAAATTTCTACAAGAGAAGATTCTATATCTGTTGCATTTGCACTTAACCTTTTTCCATCATCTTGAAATTTAAGTAGATAAGTTCCATCTAATGCAGGTACTATTGCTTCAGTTGCATTACCAGGTACAGCCTGAATAATATCTTGTGCTGAAGCAAATGTAGCAGATGAACCTGTTTGATCTGTATGCCTTACAATTACAAAGCCACCGTGAAGAACATCAACAGCAGTTGCTTGGTTAAAACGCAATCTTACAAATTGTTCATTTACAGGTTCAATACTTAAGCCAGATACATCTTCTGGTATAGCAGTTTTCCCTGATGCAGTAAAAGTAGTTTGAGATCCATTTGCAGATAAAAATGAAGCGGAATTATACGAAAATACTTCAATTGTATAAGTACCTTTCTTACTGTCTAGAAGTTCAAAATCATTACTAAATACTACTTGTGAAACAAAATTAGTATCCTCATATTTGTAATTAACTTGATATTGGGTTACACCAGTTACAGCTTGCCAGCTAATAATAAGTTTACTTCTAGCCATATTGTTAATAACTACTATTTTTTCATCAACACTCAAGCCAACTGGAGCAAGGGGAAGTTCATTTAATAAAGATATATTTCTTGTAGGTAAAGTTACATTTGGATTGTTAATAAAATTATATTTTCCCTCAACATAAGATAAACCTGTAACTACATAATTAATATCATCTTGTTCTTCTACTTGAATTACTCTAAATAATTGAGTCTGTAATGTTGTACTGGATATTAAATAAGGAGAATTAACATTTGGTGCTGATGTAAATGTAGCTTGTTCAATTACCACACCTTGGTCATTTACTTTTGAAACAGCGGTAGATGAATTTTCTAAAGTTAGAACTCCATTAGTTATATCTGCTATTTTTCCAACTTCTACCGTTCCATCAGATAGAATTACGCTTACTGTTGGGCTGTCGTTTATAGATGGTAAAGTTGTTTGAGCTTCAGCATCAATAGTAATAGTAGTTGTTGTTGCTGCTGTAACACGACCACCTCTTCTAGCACCTGCTCTTACTGGATCATTAACTTCAATAACAGATCCTGGTCTTACTACAACTCCTGAATCTATTGAAGTTGTGAAACTTACAGTTTCAGATTCATTTTGTTCTGCAAATAATACCGCCCTTCCAAGTCTTGCTGCTTGACCGCGAGAAGTACAAGCATATGCTCTTATCTGTTTTACAATCGATCCAAGTTTTCCTATTGCTACACTATCTTCTACTACTTCAAAATCAATTTCTGTAGAATCCATATTAAAATAGGCAACAGAAATAACAGTATGTCTTTGTTTTAAACTACTACCTGAATAACTAAAACCTCCTACTCCGACATTAGCTAAATTAAATAAATAACTTGCAGGAGTTTCTTTATCTTGAGATATGTTTATAGAACCAGCAGACCATATTGGCATACATCTCATAACACCTGATAAATTATTTATTACTGAAAAAGCTTCTTGAGGACTTTGAATATTTACATTGCAACTAAATCTAGCTTCTTGACCACCAAGTAAGTCGCTAACTAATTCATTTGAATATTTACTTGCAGCAACAAAACTAAATAGATCTAAATTACTTTCTTGAATATGATCTCCAAGACCATATCTTGTACTAGTAAGCAGATCAAGTAAACACATTGCTGGACAGTTGGTATATTCAGCAGCAGCCATAACTCCATTAAAAATATAACCGCTTGGATAAATTATTCTGCCAGTTGCGTTATCAACAGTAGGAGTTCCAGAGTTATTTGCACCAGCACCTGGAATTCTTACCTTTATTCCTCTGATACGATATTTTCTTGAAGGAATACTATTAAATTGTTTACTATCTAAACGAACAGCACAGTAAGCACTATCATTATAAGTTGAATTGTTATCAATCACTTCCTGAAGACTTGTAACTTGAAAATCATTTATTCTGTCTGAAGTTGTACTATCTGCTGTTACACGAATTACTCTTATATCTAAAGGAAAAGCTGTTCCAGCATCTATCCTGGCTCGATCTATAGTAAGTCTATGATCTTTAGTGTAGGCATCTGCTGTTCTACCAGTAACCGTTCCTCCATTAGATGGAATAATAATATCTGCATATCCACCAGATTGATATTGAACCTGTATTTTGTATTCAACAGTATCTCCTCTTAAATCTCCATCATCTTCTGCTACCTGAATCTGAGGCCAAGTTAAAGTAACAATAACTGCATCTACATCTGTATTACTTATTTGTCTAGTAACAGGAGCAGAAGTGGTTACGGTTACACCAACATTAATAGGTGTTCTAGTTTCTGCTGGTATTCCAGGAAGTGCTGTTTGAGGATTTGTACCAAATCTTGTGTCAAATCCAACGTCTTTAAAATTAAAATCTGTTGGTTGAGGATTTGTACTATCAGCACTAGCATTTAAAACTGGAGTGTCACCAAAAAATATATCTTTTTTTGAAGCCTCTAGATAAGCAGCAGTTCCTTTTGCTCTATTTTCTTTGGAAGCAGTTGCAAAACCTTCTATTTCACCTTCCGAAATTAAATCTTGAATTGTTGCAAAACTTCTACTATGTAAAGTATCAGGAGCACGATATGGTGTTGGAGGAGCCTGTCTACCACCTCCAGCACCTTTAATAGTTTTATTCTTATCAGTCATGCTTCTACCTGATTAGTGTCAACTGCTGCTGAAATTACAACAGAACCTGTAAATATTTCTCCATACACTATAGGAACGGGTGTACCTGCTCTTGATGTATTTTGTATTCCATTAAAGTTAAAAGATAATTGTGGATCGCCTTCTGAAAACCCAGGTTCAGGTAAAGGAAATAACATATCGGAAACACCACCTAAGAGTAAAGCTCCACCTATTGATACGGCAGCTTTTGTTATATAACCTGCTGCTGCAAAAGATCCTGCTCCAGTCCCAAAAAACGCTCCAGTACTTAATGGTGTAAATAAAAAAGCTCCACCTATTAACGCTGCTCCTAATAATACTTTGCTAAAACCTCTACCAGCACCACTGATTGCTGGTATAAAATGTATATCTTGTTTTCCTATGGGGTAAGTTAGCTCGTCTTCATCAATTTCATAATTACCTACTTTTACTTGATAATATTTTGGCCCCATGTAACGTTCTACTTCTGGAAAGTTATGAATTAAAAAACTAACAGCTTTTCCTACTGTATCTGCTTGAATTTCAAATTCTTTATGTCCAATAAAATCTGCTAGTTGTCCATATAATTTTATTTTACGAAGCATAACGATACCTCTTTCCAGTACATTTTAACAACCATTCAGAGTAAGGTTCCCTACAAGATAGTCTATCTGTTAAATGATGAATTACATCTCCTTCAAAAAATAATGCCACATGATTTAAAGTAGGATGCAATATTGACATTAATAAAACATCTCCATCTTTTAATGCTTCTTCTGGTCTTAATTCTCTAAAACCAGTTCTCCAAGCACAACTTTCAAACAATGGTTTTTCTAAAAATTCTTGTGGTGTTGTAGGTCTATCCCAATCTTTAAGTTGTATATTTTTTTCTTCCTTATACCAATCTCTTACTAAACTCCAGCAATCAGTAATACCCCAAACCCATTGACGACCCAATAATGGTGGTTTGTATCCACATGGTTCTAAATATGCCCATTGTTCTGTTTTAGGATTAACAATATGCCAAGGTAAATTACTATCTTCACAGCTAATTTTATCTGCTTGGCTAGGAGTAGGAGGTGTTACTGGATGACTATGAACAACTGCTGTTATTTTGCCTAGATTATCTGCTTTTACATAATCTTCTGGGTCAAGAATAAAACATTGATGATCTGTTATTGAAAGATTACGACAAGGATAATATCTTTCCTTACCTTTTACGTTTAACAAAAGACCACAACATTCTTTTGGATCTTGCTCTTTTGCATGAAGTAGTGCTTTATCTTTCCAGGTCATTACCTAAACGTACCAATTGAAGGAAACTCTTCTCTTGTGCATTGACGCTTGGGTATTCTAACTCCAGCAAGATCTGTAGGAGCAGCAAGTTCAAATTCTACAAGTTCTCTAGTTTCTATTGATTTACGATCTATTCCGTAGATTTCTCTTGGAAATTCTGCTGTTGGATCAGCAGTTGCATTTTGTCCGTTAGCAAAATTAACAGCATCAATAAATTTTGCTAATGTTCTTATTCTTGTAACAGTAGCTCCTGTTAAATCATTACCAGTTGTAGTTGTATTTACTGATAATAGTATCGATGAGATTAATCCCGTAGCGTTACTAATAGATATTTTAGGTCTAGGTAATTGACCTCCCTGAAAAGCAAAACCTGATGCCAATATTGGAAATCTTTGATAAGAATTACCATCCCAAACTATCTGACCATTAGCATTTAAATTACTTCCAGAATGAAAACGATAAATAGTATTAGCACCATGTAACGCTGTTGATAATTCGAGCGTATATAATTCAATAATTGCTGACGGATTTATAGATTGTAAATCAGTAAATACTGCTGCTGATACTGACATAACTACGCTGGCTCAAATACTTGTCTGAAGTTAGCTTGAATTGTAGCTCTATTTAAATATGGTATCGACTTGCTCCATTTCTCACAAACAAACTGAGAAGATGAACTTTCTCCTGGAGGTGTATAAGTAAAACTTTCAGTATTTAAAGCTCTAGTGTCAAGGAATGTTTCAATAGCATCCGCATCTGATTCTGATACTTCAAAAGTAAAGCTAAATATTTTTGGGTTTTGATTTTCTGCGAGGCCAAAAATTATGCGGTGTTCATAGCCATCAGCAAAAGTTACTGTTCTAGTTAATGGTGCGGAGTTTTTTCTTTGACCATATTTAGGTGTTGTTCCCCCAGTTGAGGTTCCAACTGTAGCATCATCAAAGGTAGCCATTATCTAAGTAAACCTCCAGGTCTTCTTTGCTCTATTAATTCTGATTGTATCGCAGCAGAGATAAGACGACCAAGCTCTCGACCTTGTTCTTGATCTCCCTCGACAGAAGAACCAGAAGCATCTACGTTTACTACGATATTTGTTGCACTACCCATAGCGTGATTTGGTGTGATCGTTCCAGACACACCTGGGTTAAACATTTCTGGGCCACGTTCTCCAACAAGATAAGATTTACCTCCTTTTACTGGTCCACCTGCTGCTCTAGTACCTCCAAAAAATCTAGAACCAGGGAAGAATCCTCCTAATAAAGAATTTACACCAAAAGATATAAGAGATCTTTGAATTTGACCAAATACACTTCGAGCTACATCTCCAAGTGATTTAGTTCCATTTATCGCACCCTCTAAAGCATCCACTAACCCAGTTTCTATAGTTTGACCTATACTACTAAACAAATTATTTACTTTTTGTGCTTCTTCAATTATATCTTTAGCTGCATTACGTTTTTCTACTAAAGCCCTTACACTTAATCCTTGAGTTTCTAATAATTTTAGTTCCTCCGCATTTAAACCTTCAGTTATATTCATTATTTGTTGTTGAATTTGTGCTTCTTCTAGTCCTTGTTGTTTTACTAACTTTCCAAACTCTATTTCCTTTTCTAAACTTTTAACTCTTTTTTGAGCATTTGCAACTCTAGCAGCATCTACTTCTAAAACTGTTTTTCCAGGTGTACCTCCTTCACCTCCTACTAATGGAGAACTTGGATTAACTTGATTTACTAAACTAAATTTCCTAATTGCTTGTTGTGCTTGGTTGGTAACATTTATACCTTCTACATTTGTCCCTACCTGTGCTTTAAGTATTCTATCTAATTGGCTTTGGTTCATTTGACCTAGAACACCCTTAAAACTATTTAAAAACTCTTCCTCACCAGGGCCTAACCTTACATCTCCTTTTCCTTTTCCTAAAGAAACAGAGGTTCCTTGATCTAATGCTCTATTTAACAATTTAAAAAACTCTGCTATTGGACCTGCTAAAGCTGTTTGTAAGTTAATGACCAACAGTGAAAATTCCTTGTTTAATTCTTTAGATGCTTCTCCTGCTTTTCTTAGTTTTTCTGCTCCATCTACCCCTAATACATTTACAAGTTCTTTACTGACTAAAGTAGCTAATTTTTCTCTTTCTCCTAATGCTTGTAATACCTTTGCTCTAGTTTCTGCTTCTTTACTACTAAATAAAGATTTTTCAGTTAATAAATTAAATCTACCATCTAATGTTTCTATAGATTTTCCTAACTCAGCTACACTACTGACAAAATTTTGTAATCCCGTTATAACTGATGTACCTATTAAACCTCCTGCAAAACCTCCCATCTGACCACCTAACTTTCCTCCTAGTAACCCACCACCAAAACCACCAGCAGCAGCTAAAGGTCCTTGTCCAAATAAAAGAGGAAACGCACCACTAATTAATGCTCCAGTAAGAACTCCGCTTCCTTTTCCTCCTCCAGTTGTTATACCACTACCTCCTCCGCTTTTCTGTTTGCTTATAGCATTAGCTGTTTGTTGTTCAACTTTTAATTGTTGTTGATCTACCTTTAATTGCTTTTGCTTTATACGAAGTGTTCTTTGTTCCTGACGGGTTAACTTTACTGCTCCATTTAATCTATCTTTTTCATTTTTATCTTCGATATACGTTTCTCAAGGTTATTTAACTGTTTATTAACAGTCCTGGTATTCAGCTTTATATTAACTTCGTAATTAGATGCCACTAATCTCGATAAAACATTACATTTAGTTTAGCGTACCTTACGGTATTGAGCTTTCTTTTGTGCATCTTGATAAGCTTTTTCTTCTCTTTCACTCTTCAATATAAAATATGCGTTCCAGCCATACACTTCCTCTAAAGTCATATTCTTCTTTAAATGACACAATGTTATACCTAAATTTTCTGCAATAAAAAATTGTAAGTATAAATAGCCGTCCTTATCAAGTTGTGCTTTTTACGGCATCAGGGCTGACCTCCTCGCCCAACTCTTGCATTTTTGTCATAAGTTCCAGTAAAACTGCTAGTGGTATTTCTCTTCTAAGACTAGGTTTATCTCCCTCGCTGAATAGTTTTTGTCCACTATCATCTTCTGCCTTATTTATTATTACCTGCAACGCAAAATCTAAACTACCTTCTTCCTGGCCTTTATTTGTTGCTATTAAAGTAGCATTTATAGTATCTCTATCGGCAATAGTTAATGGTGTCCAATAAACAGTTAATACTACTTCTCCATTTCTATAAATAGAGTAACTACTTTTGGTATTTAA